AGGCCTGGGCACACTCCCTAGATCACTTTCAAAATCCTTGGGGACACAACGGTCCTGAATGTTCCAATTCTTGATTAGCCGAATTTTTCCGCCCTTGATGATTAGATATAGCGGAAGTTCACATGGCGAAGGGGTAGAAACGGTCACAGCGGGAGATTCCCGTCACCTGTTAGATCATTCCGCCCCGGTGTCGGGGCCCCCAATGTTGGCCGCTCGCCCCGGATCCGGGCCATCTCGTCCTCCACGCTGCTGGTCGATCGGTTGAACCCACCCCGCTGCAGCTCCTCCACGGCACTTTCCTGGCTGATCAGCTCGACACCACCAGCCAGGGCCTGCAGTTGCGCTGCCTCCTGCGGGCCCAGTGGCTTGTCGTAGGCGTTTTCATCCATGGTCAGGCCAGCACCAACCGCCAGCGGTTCGCCGGTGTAGAGGCACCAGATCGCCAGGATGGACTGCATCACCGACCGCTTGCGTTCGCCCATGGCCTTGATATTGACCTGGCTACGACCACCTTCCAGTTGGGCCTGGGTGGCGGTTTTGGTGATCTTGCTGTCACCACTGAGGAAGCCCAGCAGTTGCTGATTGATCAGGGTTTCAACGGCCTCGATCTGGCTGCGCTGCTCTGCCAGGGAAGTAGCTGAGGGTTCAGCAAAGAAGAAGTCGCCGTCCTTGTCCACGTCGATGGCCGTATTTGGACCGATCACCAATGGCGTTGGCCCTTGGCCAGGCATTGGTGGCGGAGCACCCTTGCGGACGGGCACCGGCATGGCGCAACGGTGCGTCTTTTCTTCTAGGTCCGATCGCTTGCGGAAATGCTCAAAGCAGTGCTCAACGACCTGCCGGAGGGGAGGGGCTCCCTTGCCAAAACCTGCTTTCTCGGCGGGATACCAGACCACCGGGCAGATCGTCAGCGGTTGCTGCTTGGCATCCAGGTACTGGCCTTCATCCACCAGGTCCAGGGCCAGGGTGCCATCAGCCCGCTTGACCAGTCGGTAGAGGGTCCACTTACCCTGTTCGATCACCCGGTAGCGTTCTTCGTACTGGACTCCGAAGTCGCCTTCGGGATCATCAATCTCGGCCCATTCCAAGAAGGTGCAGCGAACGACCACCTCGACAGAATCCACGATGGCAGTGCGCCAGTTCAGGCAGGTTGCGCGGGTCCGATTGACCAGGTAGGGCCTGCGCTTCAGTGCGGCTTCGGTGGCGCCATTGGTCGGCTGGCCGTCGGGCATCTCGACCAGGATCGGCACGCCACCATCCCGGAGGCAGAGCGAATCGACGGTGAGCCAGAAGGCTTGCAGGCTGTTGCCTTCCAGGTCCACATTGTCCTCGACGTTTTCAAAGCTGGCCGGAGGATTGACTAGATCGCTGCGTGAGAGCACCCCAGCGAAAGACTCGATGCCAGCCTTGAAGAAGTCGCTGAACACCGCACGACCCAGGCGCCCTTTATAGGCATTGTCTGGCTCCGCTGGTTCCTGCGGCAGATATTTGCGCTTGACCTTCTCACCTTTAAGGCAATACCAGGCATCAAAAGCCCGCTCCAGATCCTCGGCCTGCTCCACCAGGATCGGATGCCGAAAGCTCGGCAGCGTGGGGTCGGTTCCAGGATGCTCAGACTTCACCAGCGCCCGATTCTCTGCCTTTCCTGAGCTTTCCGATTACAACTTCACCGCCTTGGGGTGGGCCTTGCGGCGTGCGAACAGGGAAGGCTGCACAACGGCAGCAGGTACGGGCCTGGGCTGGCGTGAACGGCGCTCGCGGGGTTCTGGTGGCATGCTGACAACCTCGATGCCCAGCAGGCCCTGACGGAATTGAGCGAGGGTGCGGCCGCGCAGTTGCTGCTTCAGGCGGTTGTGGAATTGAATCACGGGCCCTGATGGAAAGGGTCGACGGCCAGGATCCGCCATCCATCGCTCAAGCAGGCCACGATCAGCGGGCCGCAGATTGGCGAAGGCGGCATCGGTGAGGCCGTAAAGAGCCGGGGCGATGGCGGCCTCGGTGACCTGTGGCTGGTGATCACTGAACAGGGTGAGTTCGTCCTCCAGCTCGATGGTGCCGACCATGCCGCCCATCATTTCGGTGATTTCGTCCTCGGTGAAGGCAGGAATGGCCTCCACGATCTGGGCCAGGGTCTGCCCTTCGGCCAGGAGGCGACGGACACGGGGATAGTGCTCCCGCCATTTCGACGGCATCTTGATGTCGTAGCCGTGATCCCTGATGTGATGTTTGATTGCCCCCTCGATGAACTGGCAGACGCAGGAGGACACCGCGTAGGGCCGACTGGTGCCGGGATTGATGCGTTCCGGGTCATAGCGGCGGCAGCCATTGATGAGGCCCTCCATGGCGGGGCCCAGGAAGTCCTCAAAGGGCCTGGAGCACCGGCGGGCCCATTTGTTCGCTGCCGCGTGGGCTAGGCCCTGGTTTTCGACGATCAACCGCTCAGATAGCTCAGTGCGCTGGGGGGCCCCGAGCTTGGCGGGTTGCTCTAGCGGCTCTCCGGGACGAACACCTCGCCGCGATCGAGCAGAACGACGTGGCTGTCGGGCCTGGCCTGGTGGATCTTGACCGCTGGTGATGGTTCGCTCCAGCTCCCCCCGAACCTGAACAGCTCCAGGATGGTCCCCTGTGGCGTCTGCCGAAGGCGCCAGGTTCCTGCTATGGGTTTGCCGAGCAGTTGGGACAGGGGCGCCTTGGGGAGCTTCAGGGAGGACATCGGTGTGCTGCGGTTTGGGAAGGGTGGTCATCGGAAGCCGGGGATAGCGGATCGCCGGGGCGGTGGCTCCGGTCGCTGTAGCGGGGCTCCAGCGCCATGGCCGTAGGAGGCGGTTGTGACCTTCATCGGACCGGTGCCCTGCATGGTGTTGATCGCCTGGCTCAAGGCGTCCACCTGGTCGTCGAAGGTGTCGCCGGGGAACTTCAGCAACTGCCCAGTCAGCACCGCAGTCAGTGGATGCCAGCGGGGAAAGAACACGCGGCCCTGGTTGAACTCTGGCGTCGCAGCATTGGCCCTGGCCACCTTCCCGCCCACTGGGTCAACCGCTCGAACGATGAAACCAGCGGCCGCACGCTTGAGAACGCTAATCACGGCGCTGCCATTGGCCTTGTCCTCTACCAGCAGCTCACCAAAGCCCCAGGCGGGCCACAGGGCCTGGATCCTGTCCATGGTTGCCGAGAAGTCCAGGCGTTGATTCACCAGGTCGATCAGCCATGCACCGGCGCTGTCCTGGCCCCATAACTGCATGGCCACCATGTCGCTGCCGGGATTGTCTTTGAAGGTGCAGTCCAGGCTTGCCAGCTTGCGAACAAACCGATCGGGCAGCATCGCGTCACCTTCCAGGCCGGGCCGCTCACGGGTGCCGTAGAAGCGGAGCATCTCCGCATTGAAGACCGTGCCACCAGACGGCTGGGGGCGCTGCTGGTAGAGGGCTGCCCAGTCTCGCTCGGGTGTATTCAACCGCTTCTTGCGGGCCCACTCGGCGTCGTAGCGGTCGGGGTCCAGGGCTTCCCCAGGTTGGCGGTCATCAACTTCTAGGGTGAGCGTTGCGGGGACTGCAACCTGCACCGGCTCGGCGATGATCGGCATCTGGATGACGTGCCATGGCTCGGCGGCGTCTGCGTTGCCATCGCGCTCAAGTTCTTCGACCTGAGTGATCAGCCAGCCGATGAGGTCGGCATCAGCCCAGCGGGTGTGGGTGATCAGCTTGCTGCAGCCGGGCTCTTCTCGGGTGTTGAGCACGGTGCTCCACCAGTCGTAAAGCTGTCGGCGATAGGCGGCGGATTCAGCCTCCTGCCGGTTCTTGATCGGGTCATCAACATTGATGAAGTGGGCCGGCAGGCCGGTGCCCTTGCCGACGCCTGCACCCCAGAACCCACCAAGCTGGCCGGCGACCTTCCAGCGGCCCTTGCCGGCGCTACTTGGGTCAAGGATGCCACCGGAAGCGGTGAAGAAGTCGCGGGCCGCTTGCCCAAACTCTTCGGCGAGGGGTTGGCTGTGGGCGCCCTGGCCCCAGGTGCGATCGGGGTAACGGCGGATGAACCAGGACGGCAGGAACCGACTGAAGATTGTGGATTTGAAGTGCCTTGGCGGCAGCATCAGCAGCAGCCTGGAGATCTCACCGGCACCAATGCGTTGGCCGATTTCGACAAGACGGGTGTTGTGCCGGCTGAAGGGGAACTTGGGGTAGACCGCTGCGATGTGATCACCAAAGGAGCGGGTGTAGGGGGCCTGTGGCGCGAGGTCGGCGGTGTTGGCCTCCCGCTCCAGCTCCAGCAGGGCCAGGCGTGCGGCGGTGGTAGGGGCGCGGGTGATCACGCCACCGGCCCCACGCGATACACCGCCCAATAAGCGCCAGGCCCTGGGTGGTCCGTAACCTCAAGCAACTGGTGCTCGCGTAATGCCGCAATTCGACGGCTGACAGTTGACTGCGAGCACTGCCACCGGGTCATCATCTCGGCGGTGGTGATCTCCGGGACAATGCCTGCCGCAAGACGCAGGCCCAACCACTCGGCCAGCTCCAGGCAGTCGAGCAGGGTGCCTTCTCCCACGTATGGCCGTCGTGCCAGCAGGGTGCGCACCAGATCGGTCATGGCTCGCTCTCCACGGCCAGCGTCCCAAGGCCACGAGCCTGGATCTGCAGGAGAACCCGACGCTCATCGCCTGGGGTGAGGCCTGCTGAGGCGATGGCATCGACCACTTGAGCCAGGGTCTTGCGCTCTACGCGGCGCTCGGCGGCGGCGTCGCTGAAGTGATCACGCAGCCTGGGATGATGAGTCAGCAGCCAGGTAGCGGCCCAGACGTTGGGATCTTTCTTTGATCCCTCTGGCGGCAAGGCCGCATCACGCAGGCAGGTTACAAGGTTTTTGCATTCTTCGGCGTCCGCTATAAAGATGGCACGCCGAAACTGGTATTCAAGGCTGTCTTCGCCCTTGATTTCAGCATCACGAATCCAGGTCTGAGCCGTCCTTCGACCAATCCCAAGCCGATCAGCGATCAATGCCAAGGGAAGCCCATTAGCCGCCTCCTGCCTGGCTTTCGTCACCAGTTCAGTGGTGAGCTTTGATGGGCGTCCACCAGCAGGCACAGGCTGAAGTGCTGTTGCGGTCACGGGGAGTCTAAGCCATTGCTGCGATTTGGGAAGGGCAGCGGTTACCCACGCGACGCGGTGACGGTGGAATCCCCGTTGTAGCGCCCGGTGATGGCATAGGACGCCAGAGGTGTGGAGTCCATGCGCATGAACTTCATCTGCCCGATCTTGAGGCCAGGCCAGATGCCAACCCAGTGAAGCTGGCGCACGTTTTTGAGTTCCAGGGTGAGGCGTGAACCATGCCAGCCCGGGTCGCACCAACCGGCAAGAAGGTGCTGGAGGCCTTCCCGGGCGCGGGAGGACTTCAGGACGAACTGAGCTGCGATGCAGTTGGGCAGGTCGAAAGTCTCCCGCGTTTCCGCCAGACAGAACTGCCCTGGTACCAGGCGGTAAGGGTTCTGTGGGTTGTGGCCAGCGATTGAGCAAGGCACAAGGCCTGGGCCTTCAGCGGACTCGATCAGGATGTTGTCCCCCAGGCGGAGGTCAAGGCTGGCGGGATTGAGCAGGGCGGGATCAAAGGGTGTGACCATGCCCGACTCGCACAGTGCTCGGATCTGGAAGTCAGCGAGGACGGTCATGTGATGGATTCGTAGATGGTGCGGGCTGCACTGGACGCCCCCAGCGGGCGAGGGCGGCTAGAACAATCCGCATAACATCGTGATGCTGATACCCAAAATCCCCAGGATTAGGATCTTCTTTGCAGATCCATTCTGAGACTTCTTTTAGGGTTGGCCCCTCCCGCTCCGACTCGGCAGCCAGGGCGACGCGAGCGCGATCTACAACAATTTGCAGCGAGTCGCAGCCCATGACCGGGTGCCACCAATGCAGATCGACAATCTGGGCACCGTCTGCGCTTCCGTCGCCAGGTTTGTAGGCGGACCCTAATAAAGCGCGAATATCAATGCTCATGGCTTCAGCGTGCCCCCGCAAACGAGGCAACCACCTTGTCGGGCGCCACGGGTTCAACATCACCAGCGAGGGCCATGGTGATGAGCTGATCGGCCCAGTTGGCATTGCGCAGCACCCAGGCGGCGGCGATGGCGGCTCCCTCGATCTCCATCGACCAGAAGCCCTGGAGGGCCTTCTCGAACCACCAGCGACCGGCGCTGAGCTGGGTGTCGGTCCAGGTGCGGTCGTCCATGCCGTTGGCCTTGAGTTTGGCGACGGTGGCTGCAATCCGTTCGATGTGGGCGCGGCGCTGATCGGATGTCATGGCCCATGGCTGCCGGTGCTCATCGCTGGCGGCGGCAAGGCGTGGGGTCTCCGGTGGGGGCTGCTGCGGAAGTGATCTGACCAGCTCGTGAAACTGGCCCGGGTCGGCCATGCGCTTGGCAAGATCATGGCGAAGGCCCCGCTCAACCATGGGGTGGTCGTTGATTACCTCTTCGCCCCGCTCGCGGCGTGTGGTGCGGTTGACGGGGTAGACGTAACGCAGGAGGGCGATATGTGGCGCCACGTCTTTGGGTGGCTGGGGGTCCAACATCCGCTGTTGAACGGCGAACAGCAGGGCCTCTCCGGTGAGGTCAAGCTTTGCCCGTTCCGGGAACGTTTCCCAGGCCATGGTCATGGCTGCTGGCGTGAGCTGTTTGCTCATCGGCAGGAGCTGCATGAGCGTGGTAAGGGCTGCGTGATGATCCTCGATGGTGATCATGGGAGCACCTCGCAGAGCACTGCGTGGCTGTTTGCGGCCTTGGCAGCGGCCCGTTTGGCGTCACGGGCCTTGATGAAGGCGATGGATTCCAGGGCGGCTTCTTCTGGGGTCTGCCTGCGGCTGAAGCTGGCCTGGGTTGGCCGGAGGCCGTAAGTGCGCCAGAGGGTGTGGGTGACGCTCATCCAGGGCTTAATCGGTGCCCGATCAATGGCGGTCTGAAGTTGAACCCGCAGGGCATCGGTGCCGCCTTGGGGATCGGTCTGGATGAGCCCTAGCTGGGTGAGCAGCGAGTTCCAGGCCTGCTGGCTGCGTGCCCCGGCTTTGGTGGCCCAGAAGCCCAGGATTTCGGGAGCAACGGGCATCAGTGCCGTGGGAATCAAGTCTGCGGAGGGCTGGAACCTCGGTTTGCGTGGCTTGGTCAGGGCCATTGGTTTTGATGGTGGCTCAGAAACGATAGCGCCTCCTGGGTCTTTGGGAACCGCAGCAATCGGGGGCAGAGCTTCGACGGTGATCGGCTGGTCCTGGTCCTCGGCGGGCGTTCCCCCTGTGGGGGGTAAGGGGGGTTCTAATGGTTTAGTTCTACTTTTATTTTTAGATTCTTCTTCTTTATGTCCCGCTGTGGGACAAGGGTTGTCCCTGTCCGGGACAAGGGGTGTCCCGCTGTGGGACAAAGGGTGTTCCCGCTCTGGGACAAGGGGAGCTTGGTCAGCAAGCCAGATCAGCAGGTGGTAGACGGTTGAGCTGTTCCCACCGTTCTCCCCAAACCTTCGCTCTGTCCGAAGCCAGCCACGCTCCTCGAGCGCAGCAACGATCCGACACACCGTGCTCTTGCCAAGCCCGGATTCACGGGCCAGGGTGGCCAGGCTTGGGTGAATGTTTGGGGCGTGGAATTGAAGGGCCAAAAGCACCACCAACTCTTGC